GGCGTAGTCAACCTTAAACGTCGCTGCGGCGTTGTGCTTGTACACATCCTCGCCGCGCTCAAAGATGCCCAGCTTGTCCGCACCGCTGTTGGTGTTCGACGCCCAGGGCGTCACCCGCGCCTCAATCGCAGCCCAGTCGGCCACCACCAGCCGCTTGCCCTCGGGGGCCATCAGCGACGGGCGTAGCATACCCTTCAGCACGTCGGTGATACGCCGCCCGAACTGCGGCACGATCTTGTGGCCGCGCACCATCGCCTGCCGTGCTAGTGCAGGGTCTGCGGCGCATCGTCGTGGGAAGTTGTGGACTTGTAGTCCGAATGAACTAGCGCGACCTGTAGCACTGCCACCAGAAAAGACAAACGCTCCTCTAACTCGGTGATCCTCATCATCTGCAAGTGCTGCCGCGCGCGCAAACTTTGCAACTGACGATGCCCATAGGTCGTCCGCACACTGTATGACTTCCGCGACTTCGGCGGGGACTTCATCGGGGTTCTCCTCGGCCAGCGCCAACAGGTTGAAGCGGACGTTCTTGTCAATGGATAACTTAGGCTCGCCGTCCTTGTAAACGGTCGCCAGCTTGATCGCCTGCGGCCCGACACGATCCAATACCCACGCCCGCATCTTGGGGCTGCGCACGGACATGACCGCGCCCTGCGTGACATCCTCGACCGTCTTCTGGATGTCGGCGCTCTCGGCGTCGGAGTATTGCACCGCGGCCAGCGCCAGCGGGCGATCCAGCAGGACGCCGCGGTCGTTGATCCGCTCGTTGGTCTGGTAGTCGGCCAGTTCGTCGTCGGACAGCGGGCGCTGCGCCTGGCTGATCGAACGCATGGCCCGGACATCCTGTTCGCAGTAGCGCACCATCTCGGCCATCAGTGCCGGGTCATCCCTGAAGTCGCCGTCGCCCTGCGGGATGGACAGCGCGCGAATCAACTGACCGCCGCGATGATCCTTCTTCATGCTCGACCCGGCAAACCGCCCGACATCCTCTAGGCTACCCGGCGCGCAGTTGCCGCGGGCCTGTGCTGCGGTGCAATAAAACTGCTCCAGCTTGAAGTCGATCTGTAGGACGTACCAGAACACCAGCCGCTCAAACGCGGCGTTGTGCGCCCTGATCTGGCCAGTGTGTTGGCGCACGGCGACGGGGAATGGCTGGCTTGGTAGCCATGTCCGCACCTCGTCATCGTCGAAGGCATAGGACATACACAGCACGTCGGTGCTGGCGTGTCTCGCGTAGTTGTAGACGCCAGCAGCCCGCAAATCGCAGCGGCTGCGCGTCTCAAAGTCAAGCCATAGGATAGTCATCGGATACCTCACTGCATCCAGCTACTAGCCGGGGCGGCCCAACCCGCCCCGGCGTTCACTTACTGGTTACGCGCGACGACGACGGCGCGGTGCTTCGTCAACTGGCGCGTCGGCTTCCTCGACCGTCTCACCGGCCGCGTCGGCGTCCATGCTGACCCACTTCACAAGGTCGAACACGGGCGTGAAGATGCGACCGTAGGACTTGTGCTGGTAATGCTCCTTCTTCAAGCGCACGACCGGCACCGGCTTGGTCTGGTCTTTATCGACCTGCTCGGCGATGGCCACGGCCAGAGCCTGCACGGCACGCTTGCCGCCGACGCTGGTGACGCTGTAGCGGGCCTGGAGACCCTCGTCCTCGCCGTTGGTGCAGGCCAGCGTCATGCCGATCTGCATTTCCCAGCCGCGCTTGGCACCGCCGGGGGCGGGGTCAAGTTCAGGCAGGGGTTCAGCAACGCTGACCATCTTCTCGCTAAGCACTTCGCCGTCGCCCCATGCAATGTAGCCATGCACGAAGCTGAACGGATTAATGGCCCACAGGCTATCGTCCTCGACCTCGGTCTGATCGGCACCGAAGACCCAATGGCCGGTCTTGTCCATCTTGAGGATGGCCATGCCGGTGGCGCTGGCCGACGACTCAATCGACCGCAGCGCGGACGACAGCGACTTCACGGACGGCAGATTTGCACCGCCGAAAACAGATACGTTCGACATTGTATTTCCTTCTACTGGATTTTAGCCATTGCCTTCTTAAGCGTATGGCCGATTTGCAACACCGCCGGTCGGGGGTCATTCCCCGGCGCGAGAGTGCTACCACTGGAGACAGAGACCGTCAGGTCACCTGGCAATTCGATTTTTAACTTCTTCAGCGCCTTCTCGGCAACCGCAGGGGTGATTGTCTTGGGTTCGCTCCAAGCCTCGACGCCCATGCGCGTCAGGAACGCCTCCGCCTCGGCCTCGTCAGCCCACTGGCGTATCGCGCGCTTAGGCACCAGCTTCCAATCGCCCACGGGCGCACCTTCTTCCAGCATCTGCTGCGCCAGCGCCTGCAAACCTTTGATAAATTCTTCGACCAGCGGCACCTGATCCAGATAGTGCGCGATCTGATCCGCCGGGATGGCGTCCAGCTTGGTCTTCATCAGCCGGTCAACAGCGCCGGTCAGCAACGGACAGACAGGCTTAGCGGTGCACCACTTGCAGTGGTCGCCAGCGGCCAGCGGCGCACCAGGCTTCATGGCGATCTTAACTGCCCCGGCTAACTCTTGCTCGAACGCCTTGATGCGCTCAACAGTCGTCACCCACCGCTTGACGCTGGGCGGCTGCACGATGATCAGTTCAACCTCGGTCGCGCCATCAAACGCCCACTGCGTTGCTTCCGTCCGCATCGCAGCAGCGGCGTAGAACATCAGTTGCGCGTTTTCCGTGACCTCCACGGCGACGCCTGATCCAAATTTCCAATCCAATACAACGGCACGATTATTAATCCGGCCAAGCAGATCAGTGCTGCCAAAAACGTCAGGTATAAAAGCACCAAAGCCGACTGTGCTTTCAACAGCATATACCATCCTTCCTTCGGGGTCGATCTCGTCCAGCGCGTTAAGCGCGGGGCGCAGCTTGTCGTCAATAAGGTCTTGCGTCAATGTGATGCCCGCATGGACACGGCCCAAATGATTCGCGGGCGTCCCTTTGCCGTCCAATACGTCCGCGATGGTGTCGTGCAGTAGCGTCCCCTCATTGGCGTAGCTGCTGCTCGGGCTGGGTGGCATCTTGTCTACCAGCGCCACGCTGCCGGGGCAGGTGATGACGCGCTTGGCGGTCGAACCGCCGACGATCTTACTGTGTTGCATTGTAATGTCCTTTATTTGGATGGTGATCTTACACGCTAAAGATTAGAGTGCAAGGGGGTCATTCGCATGACCAGACTTCGCTTGACCGCTTAAGGCGCGGGCAGCCCTGATCGTCGGTAAACGACCGTTCTTCAAACAACAGATTGTTGGTCGGCACGATGACCAGGCGGTCACGGTCGGTGCGGATGAACATAAATTCCTTACCCTGCGACGGGTCGTGCGTATACGCATCGCCCTGCGGCACCGCCGTGAACAGATACTCGCCAGTCTCGCCGCCTTTGACGCGGACGCGCAGCCCGTCCAGATAGCTATAGACCAGCAACGCGAAGTCGCGACCGTAGCAATCCCATATCTGCGCCTGTTGCAGTGACCAGTCGGCGCAGCGCGGCTCGGGTCTGAACGCAATAGCGTGAGGCGGCAGGCCACGGTAGAACGCACCACACTCAAGCATCACATGACAGCCCCAAGCTCGACCGGGGTGACTGTGCAGGCCAAACCAGACGGCTGGTTCAAACCCAACGCCGCCCTCGCGGATGAAGGCGCTGTCAACCCAGACGTAATAGTGGCGCGGCAGTGACGCGCTGGAACTGCTCACACGTCACCGGCGGGCTGGCTCAGGCTGTTCCAAGCCAGCATCCGTTCGCGCCAGCCGATCACCCAGCCCCGCATATAGTCGGCGCTATCGTCGGCGCAGTTGCGGCCTGCTAGACCGTCCTGATAGCCCTCGCTCACGGTCATGCTGCAATACCCCTTGCGCGGCAGGCTTGCGCCAGGTGAAACGGGGCCAGCCCGCGACAGCCGTTCGCTTGCTCGTACTCGCGGCACATCCGGCGCACCTCGTCCTCTGCGGCGCGGGCGGCGCGCTTGGCGGCGTCCAGTGCGGCCAAGGCGACGGCGCTGCGGTGCAGTATCTCAACTTCCTGTGTCATGTCATGCTCCTTTTGCGTAGGTGAATGTTTGCCAGCCGCGCTTGCGTTGCAACGCGATGATAGACTTTTCGAGCCGCACGGTAGCCTCGCGCACCTGATGGTCGGACATCGACCCGCCAGCGCCTCGGTTGATACCGGCGACATGAACGCTGTCGTAGTCGGTCACGATCTCGACCGGCCTGCTCTTGTCAGGGCGGCGGCGCGGCGTGTCCGCTGGCCTGAACCGCGCGCTCCAATCCAAGATTGTGCGGGGGTTGACGCCATAGTCGCGGGCAACAGCCCCCAAGCGCATACCACCCTCATACGCGGCTACTGCCAGGCGGCGGCGTTCGTTGGCTTTCTCCATTCGCGCGGCGTGTACTATGGCGTTTCGGACGGGGTAGCGGCGGATTGCTTTCTTCGGGCTGCCCGACGTTTCCCCCGGTGAAACAGGAATTCCATTGTCTGCTGGGTTTCCTCCAATTTTCGCAACTCCCGCTGCTCGCCGGGGGTCATATATGTCTGCGCTTTGATCTGTCGCAATTGCAGGATGCGAGGCAACCCCGGCGTCCTGAATAGCGGGTCGGGCGTGTAGTCGATTATCCGTTTCGCCATGTGTCTTACTCATTGGGGGTTTCCTTAGTTTGCGCTGCGAGGGCGGCGTCGAGTGATGCGAGGCCGGCGATGTAGGCGGCGATGGCGGTTAGCGCAGGCTTGTACTCCTCTATGGCGTCGAAGGCGTCGAAGGTGACACGGGCGGAGTCGCGGTCGGCTTCCAGTCTCTCTAGATCAGTCATTGGTCAGTTTCCTTAGCTTGCGCTGCGAGAGCGGTGTTGTATGCCTTGTTGGCGGCGAGGTAGGCGTCGATGGCGGCGTCGTATGTGGCGTCGGCGGCGATGGCTGCGGCATCGAAAGCGGCGTAAGCAACGTCAAGGGCGGCGTTTCGGGCGGCGTCGGCGGCAGCGTGGGCTGCGTCGCGGTCGGCCTTCAACTTCTCAATCTCAGTCATCGGTCTGCTCCTGCTTTTGCGCTGCGAGGGCGGCGTAATACGCGGCGCGGGCGTCATAATAGCGGGCCAGGGTGGAGTAATAGCGGGCGCGGGCGTCGTAAGCGGCATGTGGGTCGCCAGCAGGAACGACGGCGTAGTCAGTCAGTGTGGCGTTATAGGCGTCCAATGCGACGCGCCAAGCGGCGTCAGCAGCGGCTTTTAGTTTCTGAATTTCGTCAGTCATGCGAATTGGCTTGCGCGGCGCGGGGGGTGTCGTAGTCGGCGCGGCGCGGTCAGCGCGAACGGCAGCGTCCCATGCATCCCATGCGGTTTGCATTTCGGCTTTCAGTCTCTGGATTTCGTCAGTCATAGGTCATTTTCCTATCTATATGGGATGGCGGCTATCCAAGGCGCGAAGGCAATGGCCAGCACCAGCAGCATGGTTATGATGGACTGGCGCAAGGTGAGGTGGCGCTTGCCGGGGCGCTCGGGGTCTACCATGTCAGCGCCCAGCCGATCGGCAGGGCCAGGATCGCCAGCACAAGGCCAGCACCGGCCACAGTGGCGGCTACGCGGGCAAGCTGGCGGTTGCGGCGGTCACGCTCGATCAGCGCGGCGATGGTGATGTATCGGGTCATTGGTCAATCCTCCCAAATTAGAATTAGCAGGGCCATAAGCAGCCCCATAAGCGCGGCAATCATATCAGGCCGAAGGCATCTTGCAGATTGCTTAGGTCGCGTTCCAGCCGCGCCACGTTAGCCTCTAAGGCGTCTATGTAGTTGCTATCATTCTTGCGTATGCTCAGGGCCTCCGCCAGCGCCTCGCCTAGCACTAGGGCCAACTCGCTGTCGCTATGGCGCGCCATCTCAACAAGCGTGCTATCAGGACAGGCGCGGTAATAGTCACGGTCAAGGTCGGTTGTCATGGTGAAGTGTCCTTTCGTTGATTGTGAGTGTCAGGCAGTGCGTTCGATCATGATGTTGCGCATATCGCCGGGCAGCATCATGCGACAGCCGCGCGGCAAGTCGGCGATGACATCGCCAAGCTCGCCACCGAATTCGTCGGCGACATCGTCAGCGGCGACGTCGGCAAGCTCGACCAACACGGCGGCTACGTCAGCGGCGGTGTAAGTGTCGCCGTGCAACGGATGATAGCGATCATCGTGATAGGTGGTGATGGTGAACATAGCGGAGTGTCCTTTCTCTCGTGGTGTTGCCTCATCATACTAACGGCGGACTATACCGCAACACCTTTTTGTGCAAGATTACTAATTTGTAATGTTAGGGGTGATTTGTGGGCGTTTTGGGTGAAAAGCTAGGTAACAAGCGACCAGGAAAAAACCCATGTTTTGCGGGGCTGTAAGCGTGGCGGATCAAGGGGTTAGTTGGTGACGCTTGGCGGATTGTCTAATTATTGCTGTTATTTTTAAGCAAGAAAAAGGTATATATATAGATATGTGCATATCCCCTGTGTATTCTGGCCGCGACTGAAAACAGGCTGCCAAGACCGCCAATCCGCCAAGAAACACATTTTGTTGCGAACCAGGCGCACGCGCATTCTTGGCGTTCTAGGTCGTGACATAACCAGTCGGCTAGCGACCTGCTATGTCGCTACCCAGAACGCCCAGCAATGACCGCGCAAGCTGGCGCGCCAGCCGACCAGGTGTTTTGTCGCCAAGGACGCCAAGCCAGGGCAAATGACCGCGCGCAATCCTGCCAAGGTCGCAGCCGTCGGCTTGCTGGCGAAATCTGGGTGGGGGGGGGTGGGGGCCGACGGACGCGTGACTGTCACGGGCAGGGTTCGCAAACAATTTTTATTTTTTTTGATATAACCCCACGCACACAATTTTTTGCATATTGCCCACGTCACCCGCAACGGTTACTGTCGCGCACCATGAGTTTCTACTCTCTGCCTTTTACACCTGAACGGCCCGAAGCAACCGAGGCGCGGTTGGAGGCCATATACGCAGCCGCGCGCTATGGTTTGAAGGGCGACAGCCTGGCAATGGCCGCTGGCCTGACGCCCAGCCAATATCGACGCCTCCAAGAGTTTGACCCGCTGGTCGAGATGGCCGAGATGAAGGGCCGTTCCGAGGGCGAGTTCAACGCCGCCAAGACGCTGTACGACGCCGCCGCTAATGGCGACGCCAAGGCCGCGCTTGACATCCTCAAGCATCAGCATGGGTGGGTGGCCAAGCAGCAGATCGACGTAAACATCGACCAACAGATCAGCATCACGGGCGCTTTGGAGCGCGCGCAGACGCGCGTGATTGAGGGGCTGTACACGGACGTGACGCCTATAGAGGACAACACCAGTGCAACAGCCCATCTACTCGGCGACGGAAGAAATGGAATTGATGAGTCGGCTATGGTCGCCGACTATCAAGGATGACCCGCTGGCGTTCGTACTGCTGACCTACCCGTGGGGTGAGAAGAACACGCCGCTGGAGAACTTTACCGGGCCGCGCAAGTGGCAGCGCGAGGTGCTGACAACCCTGCGTGACCACATCAAAGCTAACAACGGCAAGATCGACTACGACACGTTCCGCAACGCCGTCGCGTCAGGCCGCGGTATCGGCAAGTCGGCGCTGGTCAGTTGGCTGGTGCATTGGATGCTGTCTACGCGCATCGGCAGCACAACCATCGTGTCGGCCAACTCCGAGGCGCAGCTACGGTCGGTGACCTGGGCCGAGATAACCAAGTGGCTGGCCATGGCCATCAACAGCCACTGGTTCGAGATCGCCGCCACACGCATCATGCCCGCGAAGTGGATCACGGAACTGGTCGAGCGTGACCTCAAGAAAGGCACGCGCTACTGGGCCGTCGAGGGGCGGCTGTGGTCGGAGGAGAACCCCGACGCCTACGCAGGGGTTCACAACTGGGACGGCGTGATGCTGATCTTCGACGAAGCGTCGGGTATCCCCGACAGCATCTGGTCGGTCTCGGACGGGTTTTTCACGGAAAACACGCCGCACCGCTTCCACATCGCGTTCTCTAACCCCCGGCGCAACACCGGGTACTTCTACGAGGCGTTCAACAGCAAGCGTGCGTTCTGGCGCACAAGCAACATCGACGCGCGGGATGTCGAGGGAACCGACAAGAACCTGTACCAGCGCATACTCGACGAGTACGGCGCGGACAGCTACCAGGCCAACGTAGAAGTCTATGGTCAGTTCCCGTCAGAAGGCGACGATCAGTTCATTCCGGTCAATCTCATCGACGACGCCATGAAGCGCCCACGGCAAAAGGACGAGACTGCGCCCATCGTCATCGGCGTCGATCCGGCACGCTTTGGATCAGATGCTACCGTCATCGCGGTGCGGCAGGGCCGGGACATCATCGACATCAAGCGGCTGCGCGGCGCGGACACGATGGAAGTCGTCGGTCACGTCATCGACGCCATAGAGGAGTACAAGCCTGCGCTGACCGTCATCGACGAGGGCGGGTTGGGTGCGGGCGTTGTGGATCGGCTGAAGGAACAGCGGTACAAGATCAGGGGCGTCAACTTCGGCAGTAAG